CAGCGCGTTTTCGGTCCTCGTCGTCAGCCGCTAAAGCCGCTCGCGCCTCGCGGACGGTCAGCTTTTTATCGGTCATGCACTTCAACTCCCAACGCCGCATACCCAGCCAGGTCGATCCAACTATCGGCGTGATCTGGCGTTTCGACTAATCTTGCCATCTTAACTGCTGACATGCAAAGCGCGACCTCTTTCACTGTTACGCGGCGGCTCAGTATAACAGACCACATATCCGCGATGCGCTGGAAGTTATCCGACGCATCGCCATACGCACTGCCGCGATCAGACAGCGCGACGGTGACGTTTTCCAGCAGTTCAGTCCTATTCATCTTCCACCTCTCCTATTCCATTGCACGTTTCACACTCGACCCATCTCACGCGATATTCCATCCACGGTCCGCCGTCATAGCCGCCGACCGTATATTCGCGCTCGACTTCGCCGTCGCCGTTGCATTCCTTACACCTCATCTGTTTTCTCCTGCGAGGATTGCTTTTCCGATTTGCTCAACGACTTGCGGGACGACTGCATTTCCGAGGGCTTTAAGTCGGTCCACCCTTCGGGGAACCCCATTAGCCACTCGACCCACGTCGGGTTCAGGGATCCATGCTGGTCCCTCACGGTCACCGCATCGTTTAAGCCGTTCGTCTCCCCGCGTCCGCTTGCTGTCAGCGTTTCCGGCTTTCGCCCGCCCTTGTGATCCCTTGTCGTTGGCGTCGGCCACATCGCCCGCGCCACCACGCTTTCCAAATTCAGGAACTTGTCGTTCACGCGGTTTTGAATGCTCTCCGTAGCCATCGCGCTGCAACTGCGCCGCGTGGGCCACAATCCAGACTCTGTCGCGTCGGTGCGGGGCATCGACGGCGCAAGCTGGAATAACAAATGGGACGGCGCTGTAGCCGAGGCTTTCCAAGTCAGAAAGGCTGCGTTGGAGGCCCAGTGCTTCGTTAATAAAGCCTCGCACGTTTTCGCCAATGACCCACCGAGGCCGTATGTCTTCAATAAGGGAAGCCATGACCGGCCAGAGGTCACGGTCATCTTCTGCGCCTCGCTGCTGCCCGGCGACGCTCCAAGGCTGGCAAGGGAACCCGCCGCAGAGGATGTCAATTCCTCGATATCCATCTGCGTTGATGGTTCTGACATCATCGTAGATTGAGACATTGGGCCAGTGCTTTCGGAGGACGGCTTGGCAGAAGGCGTCTTGTTCACAAAAGGCAACTGTCCGAAAAGGTCCGGCTCGTTCAAGTCCGAGGCTGAACCCTCCGATGCCGCTGAAAAGGTCGAGTACGTTGATGGTTTCTTGCTCATTCACCGTCATCCCCCTTCAGTACGCTGTTGTCCACCCACGCAAACCCCTTGTCGATCACGACGATGCCCTTGTTCTGCAAAGCGTCACGCGCACGATTGCGTGACTGCCGTGTCGCGGATGGCGTCTTGTCGTTGTGTTCCTCATGCCACGACGCGACCGAAACCTTCGGCCCTTTCGTCGCGGCAAGATTCGTCAACGCCTGCAACGCTATCTTCTGCGGCCCGGTCAAGCGCTCACGCCGTTGCTTCGGCGTACCCTGCTCGTCCGTCTCATGCAACACGACCGTCTGATCGCCTATCAGCCCGACGCTAACCATACGCAAGTTTATATCGCCAGCAGGCTCCGCGTCCTTTTGCTTCTCCACCTGGATCGTCATCAGGCCGTCGTCCTGCATGGCACGAAGCGATGCGTCCACGCCGCCAAGCAGCGACGTGCTGCCACGCATACCGCGAGCCGCATCTTTGCCCGAATGGTGAACCGCCAGTACAGCGCAACCGGCATGACGCTTGATCGCGTCACACGCATCGACAAACAACCCCATGTCCGTCGCGCTGTTCTCATCACCGCCCAAAAGCGCACGGGCGACCGTATCAATCACGATCAGCGAGAACCGCTGGCCCAGCGAATCAATCGTCCGCATCAGCTTCTCAATATCGCCATGCTCGCGGAAACGTACCGCCGTCGGCAGAACATAAAACGGACAATCCACACCGGGCAGTTCGTGATGGAACTCCCAACCCTTGATGCGCTTGCCCAATCCGCCGACACCCTCACCAGCGATGTACAATACGCTGCCAGCCGTCACGTTATGACGCCCCTGCCACGCACGACCATGCGCGATAGACAGCGCCCAATCCAGCGCAAGAAACGACTTACCCGCACCCGGCTCACCGTACAGCACACTGAACCCGTGCTTCGTCAGCATCCCGTCGATCAACCACTCGACCGGCGGCATACGACGCAAGTGCGCCAGCGTGTATATCTCGAACGTGTCCGCCTGTTCTTCCTCCACCTCATCCACCGACTGCTCAACTTCCGGTAGATCATCAGGCACTTCATACAACGGCGTAGAGCGCATGATGTGCTTCAACCGCTCCGCGTCATTGCCATTCGCGGCAAGCCAATCCGCGACATCGCCCTTCGGCGCAAGGTTCGGTAACACGACGCGCTTCATGCGATTGGCGACACCGTTCAGGTTCTGCGCGACCATATCCATGTGCGCCTCGCCCGCTTCGTCATTATCAGCGATCATCACAACGGCGCGACCGTCGAACCAGCGATTCAAGTCCTCGCGCCACTTTCGCGCACCGCCATGACTCGTCGTCGCGAGAAAGCCTGCCTGCGCCAGCGCGTCAGCACACTTCTCCCCCTCAACGACCAGTATCGGGCGGTTGGGCTGACCAACGATAAGCGGAAGGTTGTACGGCAATGGCGTGACGCCATCCATATTCCATACCCAGCCACCCTTATCGTCAGGATGCCGCTGGATAAAACGCTTCGGCTCATAACGAAGCACCTGATACGACAGAACGCCGTCCTCGTCATAATACTCATAGACCTTCGACAGCCATTCTTTCGGGCGGATGCGCTCCTCAACCTCTCGCGTTATCCCGAATTTGTGTTCCAAAATTTCGTGAATGGGCTTTAACGACGCACCCTCATGATGGCGCACCATATCAATCACGCCACCGCCCTTGTTCAATTCGTAGTCAAACCAGACGCCCTTGCGTAGATCGACCTCACGCCCATTGTGAGTACCCCAACGCAGCTTTTGTCCTCGCGCTTTCGGATTAGGCTCGCCCCAATAGTGACGCGCGATCTCCTCCATGTATGTGGCTATATTCGTGTTCATTCATTCTTCTCCTGGAAACGACGGCGGGGCGTTGTACCCCGCCGCCAGTCATGCCCTAAAACAAATCTGCGTCGTCTGCACTACCCCCTTCCGGCATCGCAGGTTCACCGCTATACGGCGCAGGTTCCGGTTCAACATTGTTCTGGAACGCTTTCGGCGCATCCATCCATGACGCGATATGCCATACCGGCGACTTGAAACGCAACTCGCCCTGCGGCGTGTTCACCTTCGTCGTCTCAAGTTCAGTCACCTCAACGACAGCATACTTGCCCGGATTGGCGGCAGACTGCGACACATACTCATCATGCAGTCGATCCATCGCCCGAAGCAGCGTCTTGCTGCTGCCGGACAATTCCCGCAGACCCAGATCGTTGTTCGTCAGACGAATACGAAACGCCTGCTTGTGATCCGCCGACGGGCGATCAGGCATCTCGCCACCAACGCGAGTCATCGCGAAATCGGGATGACCAGACGCGAAAGACAGCCAGCCGACCTCCATGTTCTCGAAATCAGCCGCGAACTTCAGAGGCAGCTTCACTTCCTCCTCGCTTTTCGTCCATGCACCACTCGCGTCCTGAAAACGGTCCTGCCGGATGAAGTCACCCGCCTTCGCGTCGAACTTCAGAATCGGCAAAATGTCGCCAGAAGACTTGCTATCTACGTTCAAACCAAGAGCCATAACGTCTTTCCTTTCATTTACAGTTTCGCTCTTTTACCAATAGGTCGTACCAATCAGGCGCGACCCGACGTGTCGCCAAAAAAACGCGGTCCCTATCGGACAGCAGGCGAACACCCTCTAACGCGATGGCGCTATTGTTCACCGCGCGGGTGAACAACTGGCGCAATTCGCGCATCTCGTTACGCTTATGCAAACCAGACACAATCTGCGGTGTCGGCATGAGGTTGAGCAAATTCAACTTCTCATGCGTCATTGTGACAATCCAGTTCTGCCCCGTCGCAGGGGACTTCTCAGCGATCTTTACCCAACTCATGCCGCGTCCTCCAAAAATTCGCCACCCTCAATTCGCGCCGCGTGGCGCATCAAACCAGCGTAAACACGCGGGTCGTCCTGTTCGCGGGCGGCACCGCGAATAAGTCGCACTTTCGCTTTGCGCCATACCATGTGCGCCTCGTGCGGGCAGGTGAAGTAGCCGAGGTGTCGCTTTTCCCCTCCTTCTTTGATATAGCCGCAGAATTTATTAGACGCCTTATTCCAACTCACCCCAATCGGCCATTCGCCACGGGCGGCGGCGTGGTCGGTGAGCAACAAGTTAAGCGCTTGTGGCACGAAGACGCATGTGTCGGGCGAGTATGCCTTGTTCCCCGGCGCGATGATGTCCTTATCGAGCTGCCGCCCCTGCCAGTCCTGCTCCTCCATCCAGGCGCGGAACGCCATGAACGAGTGCCATTCCTTGCAAACCGTGACGCCTGTGTAGGTGGGGTTGCGGGCGAGGAACTTTGGGCAGTAGGCGCGTTCGAGCATGCGTTTCCACGCGACATAGTACGGGCAAGGTAGCCGCTTGCCGTCCGCGCCTTTGGGAGATACGGCATAATTCGCGTCGTTTATGCCGACGCCGTAGACTTTTCGTGGTTTCTTCATTTCGTGATTCTCCTTTTGCGATAACGATTTACAGTGGTTTCGTGGGAAAATTTTGAGCGATACCCCCATATAGATACAGACAGGGGCGGGGGGGCAAGGGGTGCCTCTCGCGCCAGCGCCGGAAACCGGAAAGCCCGGCCCCTGCCGTTCTGCCGCGCGGTGTATCATGGCAAACGCTCGTTTGTTTCTGTAACGCCCTGTCGCGCTACGTCCGCAAGGCTAGGGATACCGCGCCTTTCCGCCAGATAGGCAAGGCAAAGCGCCTCGGTCGCGGCCGTCACCTGCTCTACCGTCGCGCCTTGCTCCGCCAGCCGCCGGGCGTGGTTCACTTCGTTATCGAACCGCCGCGTCTGGCCGGTCCGGCGCTGAACGGCGCGAAGATATGCGTGTGTGAGAGAGTGAGAGAGAGAGACGAGAACGTCCGATACCCCGGACCCCATATCCTTTACTTGATCCGCCGGGGCGTCTGATACCGGCGCGAGTACGATTGACGATTTGACCTCTTCCCACGATGGCATGGGCGCGTCCGGCTCATACAACACTTGATAACGGTTTATCTTGCCGAACTTGGCGTATTCCATCTGATAGTCCGCCGGGCGCAATTTCCGCGCGTATCCCTTGCGAACCAATTTCGTCACCGTCCGCGATATTACCGCCTTATCCGATCCGACAATCTGCGAGAGCGTTTCTACGCCCGGCCAACATACGCCATGCGAATTGGTATAAACGCAAAGCGCCGCCAATGTGCGGAACTCGACTGGCGTTAAGTTACGATCCAGCAACGCGCGAACCGGCAGGATAGACCATTGGCGCTTAATTTCCGGCACGTCAGAATGGAATTTCGTCATTCAATACCCCCTTTCCGTCCGATTTTACCCGCGCTTCCAAGATTTCCGCGCCAGGGAAAGCCTGTTTTGCCATCGCGACGATATCGCGTTCGTCCCATATCTTCCAAATCCGCGCGATTTCCTCAACCGATACCGCGACCACGTCCGGGCGTTCGCGCTGTGAAACGCATGCGTCCTGTATCGTCCTACAAACGCGCAGGACGCGCGTTTCGTCAATTCGGGCGTCATACCCCTCGCCGGACGGCGGAAGCGCGCCAGCGGCGCTTGCTGCGCGATCTAGGGCATACCAACCACGCGCGGCAGCGTCACCGTGTCGCCGCACCTCGTCCGGATCGTTTTTATCTATCGCCACGTTGAGGCGGTAGACGGTTTGCCAGAACCGTTCGCGCAATTCCGCGTCTACCAATTCGGGTAAGCGGTCTATGCCCCATTTCCGTTCGAACTCCGACGCCACCCGGTCATAGTCCACAATCGCGCTTTGCACCTTCGCATACTGCCGCGAATAACTGGCCGTGAGTTCGCGCGAAATCCCACGATCCGGCGCGGGGTGTTTTTGACGCATTGAACGTGTTTTTTTCGTCATGTTTTTGACCTGCCGCAATTCTCAATAAGACGCATTTCAAACTCTTTTTTCCCGCTCAAAACCAAACACGATTTCCGGGCATGTCCTGTCCCATGTCCCCCCCTAAAGGGGGGGGGACATGCGGACACGTCCCATTTCATGCCGAAACAGGACAGGACACTAACAGGACATGCACCCTTAACCCATTGAAAACATTACATGTCCGCCATGTCCTGTCATGGGACACGCTAAACAGGACGCGTCCGCTTTGGTGTCCGCCCGTCATCGCCAAAATCCCACACTTTTCCCGTGCATCACGCACCCTGCTTTTCCACCGCCAATACCTCCCTCGCGACCATGCAAAACGCCTTGAAATCGCACTCGCAATAGTTGTCCCACGCATACGCGCCGCAACCTTCCGCCATCCTTACAAACGCCGCGAATGGTATTCGCACGATCACCGGACCGCGATCAAACCGGCATATTAGCGCGGGCATAGCGCCCGCCGTTCGTGCCGCGTCACACGCCTGCCGCCACCACTCGGGGCGGATCGGCCCCTTTGCGTATCGTTTGCACTCGATCACGAAAGGGAACGGTTCACCGTCTACGCGTACCAGGTCGCCGCGTCCGCGCTCTTGGTATTGTATAAGGTCGCGCCGGAACGCTATCCCTAGTTCCGCGTCCAACTGGCGCGCAATATCACGTTCGAACGTCGCGCCTTTTTGCCTACCGCCGCCTTGCTTCATGCGCCCGCGTCCCGCGCGGCCCGTATCATGCGCTCAAGATCACTTTCCGCCGTGATCGCGCGCCTTGCCAGACCGTCCGCCAGTATTTCATCCGCAAGCGCGGACATGCTACGGTGCGCCGAATGCGTCACCGCGTCGCGTAATGCTTCATGCGTCGCGTTGGAAAGCCTTAAACATACGGGCCGAACGCCCTTGTTTTCCGCCATTTTTACCCGCCTTTAATTTTTTTTCACAAAAACACTTGCAATGGAGGATATCGTTCCAATATAACTTTGCAAGCGTAATGAAGCAAAACACAACCAACCACGGAGAAACCACGCTATGACGATTAACGATTACACCCTTAACGAATACGCCGCTGACATTGCCGACGAAATCATCCGCGAATGTGACGGCGACCGCGCCGCCGCAATGGATCGCGCACACGAAAGCGCGGACGGCAGCGAATGGGCGATTTCCTATCACAAGGCGCACGAACTTTGCCAGAATTGCAACACGGACAATGGCGAACAATTCTGCGAAGACTGCGGACCGTGGGAAGACGTTACTTATGACAAGATAGCCACCATCATTGCATATGGCGAACTGCGCGCCCGGATCGAACAAGCAATCGACGCGAAGATTGACGAAATGGAGGCCGCATAATGATCCGCACCGCCCTTGTAATGTTCGCCGCCGTATTCGGCGCAATGCTAACAGCCGAGGCGCTCATGCGCCTTGGCGCCTAACCAACCAACCACAGGAGAAACCACGATATGATACGCAACATAAATGAAGCCAAGCCCGGCAGCGCATGGAATGCTTGGCAACTGTACGGAAAAGCATGGCGGGCCGAGAACCCGCGCGGCGATATAGAGCGCGGCGCGGAATGGTTCGCCACCCTGCCGGGCTATCCGCCGCAAGCGTACAGCGCTCGCAAACGCGCATTCATCGAGGGGGCCGAATAATGTACGCGCCATATACAAACGATCGCCGCGTAACGGGCCAAGGGCTTGTTCGCGGGTGTTTTGAGGTTTCCGAAACGTCCGCCTTTTTTGAATGGGCGGACCGCGCAGACGCGCACTATTGGCCAGGCGCGGACGCGATAGAATGGCCGCACGTAATTTTCACGCCGGACGGAACGCGCGTTTGCAAAGTCATGGGGACGCGCGTTCGCGTTGCGACAGGTGAAGCGCCAAACGGCGCGCCCGTGGCGGAAACGTGGCGCATAAAGGCGCGGCGCGAATATGACGTTTCACAATGGGGAGCCGCACAATGATACCCCTTAAAACACCCGTAACGGTCCGCGTGATAGACGCGGATCGTCCGCGCGTAGTATGGACGCCCGGCGTAATCGTCGCGCGCTCATACACATGCCCGCCAGTCTATGACGTCCGCCGCGACGATACCGGCGACACGTTACAAAACATAAGCGCCGAACACATTGAGGGCATGACATGACCGCGCCGCAGTACGTCGCGTATTATCGCGTCAGCACGCAACGGCAGGGGCGTTCCGGCCTTGGATTAGAAGCGCAACGCGCCGCCGTTGAACCGTGGCGCGACGGTATCGTCGCGGAGTTCACGGAAATAGAAAGCGGCAAGAAAAGCGACCGACCGGAACTGGCGCGCGCCCTTGCCGCGTGCCGGGAGAAGGGCGCAACGCTGTTAATTGCGAAGCTAGATCGCCTAGCGCGCAAACTTCATTTCGTTTCGGGCCTATTGGAAAGTAACGTTCCCATAATGGCGGCGGACATGCCGGAAGCAGACCGGACGTTTTTGCAAATGGCGGCGGTATTCGCCGAATGGGAAGGGCGCAAAATCAGCGAACGAACCCGCGCGGCGCTTGCTGCCGCCAAGGCGCGCGGCGTTAAACTTGGTTGCCCTTGCCCGGAGAAGGGCGGCGCGACAACCAAACGCAAACGCCTGGAAGCGTCCGCCAGGGTGGCCGAAACAGCCCTATCGGTCGCGCGTCCGCTACTGGACAGGGGCGCAAGTCTACGTCAAATCGCTGGCGCTCTTAACGGGGCTGGCATTACAAGTGCAATGGGCAAGCGCTGGCATCCCGCCAGCGTGTCCCGCTTAATCGAAAACCACGGAGGATGATATGGTTGGAAAACTAACACCGGACGACATTATCAGCGCAAGCGTTGTGCCTGCGCTGCTTGGCTACAGCAAGTATATGACGCGCAATCAGTTGCTTGAGCGCTGCATCGCGGCGGCGGAAGGGACGTTCGTTGATACCTTCACGGGCAACGAAGCGACGTTTTGGGGTAACGAACTCGAACCCGTGATACTGAAAGTCGCGGCGGAGCGTTTGGGCTTGGAAAATTTCCGCGACGATTTCCCTGCCGCGTTCCCGCACCCGACGCTACGCATGGCGTGTAGCCTGGACGGCTTGGGAGAAGGGCAAGGCACGATCAGCACGGACGCGGACAGGGGCATATTCCTCGTCAACGCCGACACGATAGACCTGACCGGGCCTGTGATTGTCGAGAGCAAGGCGACACGCTCACGCCCGGAAACCCGACCGCCACATGATCGCGGCCCGCTACAGTTGCAGGCGCAGATGATGTGTACGGGCCACCAGGTAGGCGTGATCGCGACGTTGTATGAGGGCTTGGACCTGCGCCTTTTCGTATACAAGGCTGACCCCGACGTGCAACGCCAGATCGCGGAAGCTGTCGTGGATTTTGAACGCCGCAAGGCCGATGTGGATTTCTACCCTGTGGAGTCCAGCGATGACGCCGCACACGCGTACAGCACGGTCGATGACGATGCGCCTGAACTCGATCTGTCGAAGAACGAATACGCGGCGGAAGCCCTGCGCGAACTGGTCGAGGCGAGGGCGGACAAGGGCGCAAGTGAAGCGCGTATTGACGCGGCGCAAGCCACGATCATGGAGTACATGGGCGCACACCCGAAGGCGAAAGGGCTGGTAGGAAATCGCCTTTACCAAATCAGTCGCCCGATGCGTAGCTATAGCGCAAGGCCGGAGAAGGTCGTGCCTGCGAAGGACGCATACACCGTGCGTCAGAAAACTCTGACGATAAAGGAAACAGATCGCTAACTGTTTCCCTTGCGCTTGGCGTAATATTGATGGTTCGACACAAAAACAGATCGCGACTCTGGGTTTACGTAAACCATTTCGACGCCAAGCGCCTTTTGTAAATCAGAGCGACGGCGATGGATGCGCGATGCAACTTTACGACCGGGATTGACGCGGCTTGCATCCTTTTTAACCTGTATCAGCCGCACACCTTCTGCGTTCACGATGACTAGATCGATAGGGCTGGACCCCTGTACTGCGGGAAATACCCAATAACCTAAACGCAGAAAATACTCCGTCGCGATCATTTCGCACACATCGCCGTCGATATGACTCTGGTTAGACAATGCTCTCCAGTCGCCTAGCGTGGCGCTCTGTGCGGTTCGTTGTCTGCCGGTACAGGTTGCTATCACGCAACTGCGCTGCCGCCTCACGCCAGTCCCTAGCCTCGATAGCGGCATGATGCAGCTTGAATTTCTGGTAGCGCGGCAGACCTAGCTGGAAGCACAGGGACGCAATGACGATGCGAGCCTCAGTCGGCAGGTCGTCAAAGTCAGGATGTATCCAGCGGGCATCCTTCAGCGCGATGCCTACATCCTGGTTGTATAACTGCGTGACACGCGCCTCGCTGATTGCAGTGCCTACCGGCCAGCCGTATTCCCTGTCTTGCGGGGTCAGAAGGTGCCCGATGCCGCACGTCAGGTTGCCGAGGTGGTCTTCGTAAACCTCATGGACGATGCCTTCATCCTGTTCCAGCACTAGGCGCAGGCTTTGCTCAAATGTCATTTGCTGACCTGTTTAATTTTCTCCACGGTCCTTAATCCCCCAAGACCTAAAAGCCCCATCAACACCGGCATCATCTGTGACATGTCAAGCGTCGGCAGTTCCACGAGATGTCCTGTCTGCGCCAACACAAACGATGCAAGCGGGAACACGATAAAGTTAAGCCCCATTGCGCCCCCGCACATCCAACCGATAGCTGGACGCCATCCGCTTACAAACACAGAACGGCTTGCCGCTTCAACTTTGTTTATCTCTAGTTGAGCAAGGTCAATCTTTGCGAGGTGCATCGTTAGTTGCGCCTCAATCTCACGCTCCGCAGCGGCTCGCTTCTCTTTGTCCTCCGGGAGAAATCTTCCCGCCACATCCATCACAGACGGCAGTACAGCCGATAATAGACCTATCATTTTGCGACCCTTTCGTTTGCCACAGGCGGATGGACGCCGTTATGCAGTTTGTGCATCCGCGATGCCTCGTCTTTCAGGTAAGCAATGTCTGACAGCATGGTTGCGGTTTGCATATTGCGGCGCTCCAACACATCAGGCGCGTTCATCTTGGCGAGGATGTCAAGGCGCTGTTTAACCACGGCCTCGCCATTGTCGAGCAGATCAATGCGCTGATCGATTTTGCGTATCCGCCCTTCTATGTCGCGCAGAGTTTCTTGAATTACGCGGATTGACATCTTGCCTACGGCTGCTGCTCCAGCCACGGAGAATAGGATGCCACCTACTGTAATAATAAGGCGGATGTCGATTGCGCCGTCCATTTTATTTTCGGAAGGCGGCGAACAGTAGCCCGGCCATCACCACGCCGAGCAGAATGACTTCGCCGTATGACATCATAATTGCTTGCGACATTTTTTAATCCACCTTTGCACTGTTTCGGTTTCGTAAATGCGGATGACTGACCAGATCAGGGACGCCAAAGCCGCCACAGCAGGGAGCCATTCGACCAGCGTGGCAAGCACGACTGTGATGCTGCTTACATCCACGATGGTTTTGGCGTGATCGTCCATCAGCCGAGTTCCGGCCAATCAAACAGGACGCCGGTTTTTGTCGTCGTCCCGTCATCTTCGACCGTATACGTCAGGAACAACGCAGCGATGGCGTCGGTCGTCGCGGCCTGTGTGATCTGGTCTTCCATCGCCGCAGCGGCCAGCCTGATTTCGTTGCGCCACTGCTGGATGTTGGCAGGGACGTCGATGTTGGTGTCAGCCTTGCGTATCACGGCCCAATCGCTCTGCGCCAACAGTGCGCCCTGCTGTGCTTTGACTTCGGAGATCAGATTCGACTTAACACCCGGTGTGACCACCTGAACGCCGTCTTCCATAACCGCATCGCCGTTCTCGTCTACTTCATTAACGTCGTCCAGCGACTTGGCCGTACTGGTGATCGTGCCGTCATCGTTGTAAGACCACGTGTACAACCGGCTGTCAGGATGCGGCTGCTGCACGATCTCGGTAATACCTATCGCTGTTTTCTGCTCTGCCGAATAGGTGTACCAGCTACCCGGATGTGTAGCGCCATCTGCGTCAGTGAATTGCTGACCGGGGCGGATGGTTTTTCCATTGCATTTATAAACTGATGTCATGATTTATCCTTATCTTGCTGTAGCTGGTGCAACGCCGTCACCGCCGAATGGATTTTCTGCGAATGCCATGTATATGTATGTTGAGCCAGATGCATTTAGATTTGTTTGTGTCCCTCGAATTTTATAACCATTGCTCAATATGTCTATTTTGATTGTACTGTAAGTTGTTTCAGCAGTGGTTTTATCTGCTGCAAGAACAGCATCAGAAACATTTATCGGATCACGCTCGGTGTCTAGGATGTCCCAGTTGCCTGTACCACCGGATGTTCGCTTGTACAGAATGTATTTGGGTGAAAATCCTGTGTACACAAATGGACCATTTGTCGATCCATTGCCGGTGTAACTCCCGAAGCTGCTATAGCCGGAAATTTCTGCGAAACAATAGGCAATCATTGCATCACTGGAGCCATTAGTTCTCCCACCACCGCCGACACTAAACACAGAAGATGTTGGCGCAGTGTTGTTAAAAAACGTGCTGGCTGTAACCGGAGTGGCAGTAGTATCAAGTGTCAGACCTTTGGTAGCTCCAACGTCTTCGTGATAAACGACCCAGCTATCTGCATCGGCTAGATTTTTAACCAGTATCATTTGTGGTGCTACACCTAACCCATGACCGAGCGTTGTGTTAGCACCAGTTCCTGTCCATTTTACAATAGAAAATCCTGATGTAGCGGAAGCGCTGACTGTGCTGGTTGTAGCGCCATCAGTGTTGCTGCTGCCAGTAGTATTATCTGCAAGCCAGCACCATGCGACGTACGTGTTTGTTCCTGTGTTTAGACCGTTGTGCGTACCAACCGTGAAACCGTCGCTATCAAATGAAGTTATGCCCTGCGTTTGTGTAAATTCTGCATTGGTAGCATTACTAATAAGCTGCTCTGTAGAGCCACGAACAACATCCATTAGGCGGTGGTTGTCCGCAAGACTGCGTGGCTTGCCCCATACAAAGTCAGGCTGAAATCCTACGCCAGTGACGCTGAAGGCTGTTCCAGAATTACCCGTGAACAATACGGGATTAAAATGCGCTGACCCATCTGTGATCGATGGTGTGGGAAGGGTGGCACTTGTTAGTTCCAAAAAATCTGCCGTTGGTGTGCCGCTCAAGCCTTGGAAAGTTGCTGTGATAACTGTGCCAGAACCAAATGGCGCACAGCCAAAGTGAAGCGAGTTTTGTCCCGTCAGTCCGGTTGTCGCACTGTAGATACTTGAACCATCATCAAAAAATTCTAATGTGTCAGTGGCACTATTATATTCTAGTCGCATAAGCGAGTTGGCTGCGCCAGTACCAAGGTCTGTAACGACACTACCGTTTTTAACAATCTCTCCCGTACCAAGATTGTAGAAATAGCCGTAATTATTTCCGCTTGTTACATTATGATTGCCCATTTGATAAAGGCCAATGTATCCAAACGTGCCGCTAGATTTTTGAAGTTCGCAAACATATTTACCGCCATCGTCTACGGCGAACGTAGACACCGCCCATTGGTAGGAGTTGCCGCTGGCAGTAGCGACCAGATTGCCATCTGACAGTCCTGCCCCTGCCCATAATGGGTTAAAGGTTGATGCGTTCAGAGTCGGCGTATCCGACATCTGGTCTGTGGTGGCTAGTCCGCTGCTGGTGAAATCATTGCCGTTGCCTGAGAAGTCTTCACCCAGATCACTGGCTGTCTCGCCTGTGATGTAGAAGCCGTTGGTTCCGTAGCTGCCATCGTAAGCCTTCGGAATCCACACGCCGTCGTCGTTGTATTCACCGAAGCTGGTTGGGTCTAGTGCAGTGCCGTCGATGAAATGAATTTCGGAAAGGTACCCGTCATAGTAATATGTTGAACCAGCCTGCTCTCCCGCAATCTCATGTTGGATGGTGGCATTGACCATACCATCTGCATTCAAACTAGGGTTTGAACCGCTGGCAAAAGTTACACGTTCGCCATTTATGTAGGCCCGCATCCGGTTTTCGGCGGTACCATCTGTAGTATCCCAATACCAAACAAAATGATACCAAGCTGATGGGTCTCTGTACAATGTACTAGTAGCTCTTTCGTACCAAGTTCCGCTCATTCTTTGAGCAACAATTAATTTGTCACTTGCATTAAAATAAACTTCAAACTGATTATTAACATCTTGATAACCAGTAAAAATTCTCGCAGCGATGGTCGAAAGTTTCCCTCTTTTTAACCAACACGAAAACGTAAATGTTTTTCGGTTTCCAGCCGAAGCGGGTGTACGTGTAAGTCGTGCCGAGTCGGCTTGATTAAACCGGATCGACTGATCAATCTCGTAGACAGCGCCGCCAGCCGCCTTGGATGTTCCTTGTATGATCGACATTAAGCAAACACCGCACTGGTGACGACATATGCGTTCGTGCCGTCGTCGTAGTAGCTAAGCCAATAGGTGCCAGCCACGCTGATCGTCGTAGCCAAGTTGGCGTCACCCTTGGTCGTAGCCGCCAGAGAGATTGCATGACCGCCGCTGTTGTCCAGCAGGATGTTGCCTGACTGCCCAGCCGTGTGGTTCGTGAACGTCAGGGTGCCGGTGCCGCTGGGTGTGCATTTGAAGTTGTTTGTTGCATCGAGGTCAAAACTGAGGTCATCGTCAGTTGTCTGTGTGCCGCGCTGGCTGACGGTGAACGTCTGTGCCGCATCGGTGACAGCGTTGTCAGCGTCAAACGCCTGTACGTCCACACCGACCTCTGTATTCATCGCCTGCTGCGCCGCCGCTGCTGTAGCAGCTACGAACACGGCGTCACCGACAGCGCCGGAACCGATGGCAGTCCTAGCGCCAGACGCGGTAGTGCTGCCAGTGCCGCCGCTTGATACGGCGAGAGGCAGCGAGATCAGGGCAGCGGATGCTGCCGCCTCGGACGCAGAAGTCGCCGCGTTTGACGCGCTGGTCGAGGCGCTGCTGGCAGACGAAGCAGCATTTGACTCACTTGTCGCTGCATTGCTCGCAGAGGTCGATGCGTTTGACTCGCTGGTCGCAGCATTACTAGCCGACGTGGACGCCGCGCTTGCGCTGGACGCCGCGTTGCTCTCTGACGTTGCCGCTGCCGACGCCGACGACGCAGCGTTGCTGGCCTGTGTCGCCGCATAAGCCGCATCGACTACCAAGTCCCACTTCGCAGCATCAGCATTGCCGCTGATCGGCGTCGTTCCGCTGGCCGTATGCGCCGTGTTGCACCGATAGACGTTGTAGTTGCTCGCGTCTTTCACCAGGTCGCGGACAGAATAAGCCGTCGCTGCTGCCCAATCGCCGCGCCAGTTGCCGATGTCCTCGCCCACCACCGGGTTGCCGTTGGAGTCGAACGCCAGCGTCTTGCCAGCCCGCGACGCCTTCGTCGGCAGCGTCATGTCAACGACGCCACCATCAGCGACAAGCGCCGGGTCGTAGGTTGGCGCTCGCATACCGCGCTGGTTTTCTTCCGCGATCTGCTGGATCATAATGATCTGGCTATCAAGCTGTTCGTTGATCGCCGATGCGCGGAAGTCGCCAGCCGTCACGAAGTCTGTCGTGCGTTCGATGTCGCGCGATCCGACGATGGTGATCTGGTCGCTGGCAGTCGGCGTGGACGGCACGTTCGTACCCGTCACAATCGTTACGCTGCCCGTGCCGTTCGCGTTGATCGTTACCGTGTAATCGGTCGTCAGCGTTAGGATCGCCGCGTTGAAGTAGACGGCAATATCGCCTTCCACGAGAACTTCGAACGAGAAAGCATAAGGCCCCGTACCAGCGGAGCCAGTGTAGACGACGCGACGCGTCACTGCGTTGATACTATAGTCGGCCATTTGTCAATCCTGTTTGAGTTGGATGGTACATTATAGAGTGGTTCTAATCTAGTTTCTATTTGGTAGGTCGCGGGCGATAGCCTCCAAGTCAGGAGCGCGACTCGGAAGCTGTTCGCCTGGTTTCCACCACATATCCTGACCCGTTCTGCGCTCCAAGTCCCTTACTTTTCTGCGGAATCTGCGCTCATAGTCGGGGTCAACCATCATGCGTAGATTATCAAGCACGAGGCGCTCAAGCCCCAGACGCAGGTACGAGATAGACATACCCGGCCCATACCGGCCCAAGAAGTTCAGCGCCTCCAAACCAAATTTAGTGTCCTTGCCCTCTATAACTTCTTCGACATTACCGACCGTTAGGCGGGCAAGGTCACCTAAGAAGCTGACGCGAGGACCGGCGATTGTCTCACCAAGGGAGTGGCCGAAGCGATTATGGTCAGCAAACAGGAAGTCACCGAATAGCGACAGACTGCCGCCTGCCAACGCTGCCTTACCCCAGAACGCCAAGTTAGGCTCGCCATCCTCGCCAAACATCGCCATCGGATCGCGACCTTTCAGAACTTCTCTAATCTGCAACGCGATGCCGCCCATCACAGTAGCGTGAATGAAGAACTCTGTTGCATATCCGATGCGGCTCATCTTGCTGGTTTCGAGATACCGGAACTGCTTTAGATTGTTCTGGAACAGGACAATAGGAAACGTCTTGTATTGGGCGATACTGCGCCAAAGATCACCGCGTATGGTTCCGGGCGGTTCTTTACCAAGTGCCGCTGCCCTTGCTCTCGGGCCGGAAACAGGAACAGCACGATCCGTTTCCATCTGTATCAGGTCGAGATATTTCTGACCTGCCAGTTCGTTAGCTTCGAAAACGTCAGTCGGGCGCAACCATTCGCCACGCTTGTATGTGTACTTCTTCGTCTTGCGGATTGCATTCCAATCGTCTGCCTCAATATCATACGTCTTGAGAAGACGCTGCACATTTGGGTCAAGTTGGTCGAACGTCTTCGCGGCTTGATCGGAGAAGAAGCCCATCGTGGATTGACCGAAAGCCCATCTTTCTGCCTGGGTAATTGGGGATAGACCGCTGACGTTCATGACGAAATTAGAGATGCGCTGCGTACTTACTGCGCCCATAAGGTCGCCCATGTACCGTGCCTGACCAAACGCAACAGACGACCAGTTCTCCGCGATGAGACCGGCACGGATAAGTTCCTGTTTCGTCGGGTTGCTGGCTAGTAATGTGTTTAAGGTCTTTGTCATAACGCCAGCGTGGGGCATACCGGCAACGCGCTTCGTGATGCGCGTCGTTGCCGCGTCGCCGAATATCGCAGATATAGCAGCGGCTCCGAGTTGGGCAGAAACCAGCAATTCTCCCAAGCTGGCGAACCCTTTCGCCATCGTTTCGTTCACCGGGATATACGAAGAACCAGAAACATCGCCGTATATCTCGTCTAGTGACTTGATCTCCCTATTGAGACGCGAGTTATTCTTTCCCTTCGGATCGCTTAGGTCAGCTTCAGCCGCTCTTTTCTGAAGTTGTGTCTTCAGAAACGATATCGTGCTGTTCGGGTTAGGCCCAAGCGTCTCAAGCAGGGCAATGTCTCGCGACATGGTTTCGATATGGTTCATCATAATCGTGAACGGATCGCCCTGACCATATTTTTGCTGATACGCCAGCCACGCTTCTGGATTCTTGAACACGAGGAAACGATGATCTGCACGGCGACGGGCGAGAGAGCGGCCCTTACCTGCGACACTGGTTTCCTTGACCTTGTTCATGCCGCTGGTGAGAATCGTTTCATATATCTCCTGCAAAACTTCTTCACGTTGTTCTTTAGGAATGATACGCCCGGTGCGTTCGCTGATTATCCGCGCCCAGTCAAGTTGGTCGTGAATGTACGAACGCCATTCTTCAAACCCCGCTTCGCGGATCAAGCGCCTATCATGCTGTTGCGGCATACCCCAGTCGGAGCGTTTAGGAATCGCGCCACCTGCTTTGTTGAAGGCTTGGCGCAGCATCTCTGCGGTTTCGACCCAAGCCTTCGCGAAATTCTTGGCAGTCGCGTTGCCACTATCTACATTGAATATCTCTTTGACGAGATCGTTATTCAATGCCTCCGCGCCACGGCGTTGGCGCCCCAAAATACCCGTGCGGCGCATCTTGGAAATTGCGCCAGCCATACGCGCATGAGCGCGAGAAACATAAGAAGTGCGCCTGCTGTCCAGATCGCGATGCTTGTAACGGCCACTACCGTCACGATCAAGAATATGGCTGACACCTTCGCCAACATATTTGCCATCAATATCCAGAACCTCCTGAAGACGTGCGTTCTGTGCGTCATGCTGCTTGATAAGACGGCGCTTGCGAAGCACAAGTTCATATTCCGTAGAATCAAACGCATCACGGCTCGCTTGTGCGGCAGCCTCGTCGGACGACATAGTGCGCGCGTTCTCAGCAAACGCACCATCGTAACGGCGGCGCATCTCATCCGCCTGTTCTTGCGTGATAGTGCCTTCGTTCAAAGCCTCATCAATGCAATCTTTGAAACTCATCTAATTACGCATCCTCTCAGGCGTTCCATCATCGCGTCGTCTTGGCGCAATGCTGCTTTTAGTGGGCCAGCGGTAACTTCCACACCTTCGACCGTTTCGTCTATGATTGCATCGTCCGGCAGCGCCTCAAAGCGTTCTTGCAGAACGGACAATTCTTCCATCTCTATGCCGGTATTCGGGTCGATCTTCGGTTGCGCCCCGACGGCCTCCTCCTCTGGCGTCAAAACAGTAGGCGTGGAAACCCGCGCGTTCTCCGGTTCGTCCAAACCGGGCAACCGGCCCGCTTGGATATCGCCCATAGCTTCTTCGACTTTAACCAGATGGTCTACGCTAGAGACGCCGGGGTCTGGCCGAGTCGCGATGACATCAGCGTCATCCGCAATGGCCTTTATCAATTCGCCGTCCTGCTTGCTTATCAAGTTCGAATCTTGATAAGCCTTGACGCCTTTGCGTATCTGCTCCGTCGTCAGACTGAATGTTTTGCCAGCTACAGGTAACGCCCCGCCGAAGGCACCAGCCGCTGCGATTTGCGTAAAAGCGTCATCCCATCCGTAATCTATGCCGAGGGATTCGTACCACTGCTTGACCTTCGGCTGGAGAATAGCTTCCTGCCCAGCGGAGATAGCACTGTTATAGAAGATGCGTTGGAGAAGGTTCTTACCAAATGAAGCGAATTGAGCGGGCGCTGTCATAATCGTAGTTTCAAAGAAATTTTGATCTACGACGCTGCCGCCGATTGTTCCTATGAAAGCGCCAATTTCACCCATCGTCGTTGTGCGCTGCGATATATTCTCGCCGCGCTTCAGTTCTTCTAACGCAGTCTGTTTTATCTCTTCGTTAATCTGTTCCATCGTCAAATCCTGATACTCAGGATAGACATCGGGCTTGGATTTTATCTCGCCCATAATTCTTTGTATTTCGGCTTGGCGTCTTCTTTCCATGTGCCCCATAGAAGAAGACGCGCCCATGAAGCTGCCAGGATTGATGAACTTCGCGCCAGTGCGCTCAGAAATCGTGTCGATTATGGGTTGAAATTTTTCGTCCAGCAGAACGTCATAAGCGTCGGAATTTTCCGCGCGACGTGTCGTTCTGTAAGAAGCCTCGACGCCTTCGAAAAAGCCTATATCAATCCCGTGATAAGGCGCTGGTTGCGCCGGAGCGACATCCGGCGCTTCTGCCTTATCAAACCAGAACGACATTATCTGCGTTCCCTGCGCTGGGCGCGGCGTTTCTCCACTGCGCTTCTGGTATCTTCATTCGGGAAGCTAAAGATATCCGGTACAGGCAGGGACCGCCGATAAACATCTTCAAGGTTTATGACGAATGTGCCGCCAGCTTCGTTCGTCGCGGTGTATATAGCCCCGTTTGCTTCAAAACGGACTGAAACCATATTCGGCTCTGTCGTTTGCTGCAAACGCAGTTGGCCGCGATCTCGAATCTCCTCTATGTTGAGAGGATTGCCGTTTGGATCACGCGGCAGACCGCCGACCCGCGCATCCATAAATGCGGCAGGACTCACCTTATCAATAATATCGTTCAGCGTTCCTGTTTCGATAGTAGTCGGAATAGAAACATTTACCCCTTCATAACTGTCTATCCCGCCATAAAACTTACCGTCGCTTCCCTGAATGCGCCCAGCCGCGTCTTGGATTGCGTCTACAATCCTATCGCTGTCAGCGATATCCAATGGCCCTTGCCGTCCGACGTAAATAGCCTTTGCGACATCCATGATGCCTTTCTTCGCAATTGGCGACAGGTTGAATGACGACAATTGGGCTTCTATAGCCGCTTTGAAATCTTCGCTTTGAGTCCTAGTAGACACATCGGCGTCTTCCTGCATCAGGCGGATACCGACCATAGCATCATTGATTGTTTTCGGCGCAGCGCCCGCTCCAATCAATCCGCCGACATGAGCGTACTCAGGCTGTTTCTTGCTTATCTGCTTGAAAACTTCATACGAAGACGCGCCGAAAGAACGGTTGACAAGCCCTAAGATTTTTATCCGCTCAGGATTTGTCGCTTCAGAAAGCTGCTGAGTTAGGGTATCTGCCTCTACATCAGAGAAAACGACGAGATCAGTTTTATGGCGCATGGCGAAAGCCTGCGCTTCTTCCAGCCTTTTAGACGCCATCTCCTGTATCGCGCCTGAGTCCTTACCCAGTGAATCAATAAAGAAATTACCGGGCGTAATAACTCCAGTGCGCTTTCCCCATTCGACAGAATCTCGTTTCAAAGCGGCTTTCTGCTTGGCAATTCTTTTGCGAAGCATATCCTGCATATTTGCCTGACGCCCAGTCAGGCCACCTTGCTCTCTTTCTGCCGCGATAAATTGCCCTTCAGCAGCTTCAAGTTCTGAAAGTGTCGCTGTTTGGAAGGATTTGGCAATCGCCGCATCTGTAGATGCGTTCGCAATTTCTTCTTCAATAGAGGTCGTGTCAACGCCAAGAGCCTTCAATTCAGCTACTTCTTTACGGGCGTCAGCAATGACGGCGGGTAATGGAGATGCGCCATCTTGAACGACATCCGAGACTTCTCTTTCAACGCGATCTTTCAAAGCATCAAGACGCGGCTTGAGGGCGGCGATATCTGCGCTTATATCGCTTCTGAACTCACGTTCTAGCGTTCTGAGGTCATCAACATCGAGTCCGTAGGAAGTTACTTTCCCGGATTCAATTGCCTCCCCGAAACGCTGTAAAAATTTCTTACGTTCGATCAGGCTTTCGTTGTTGTAAAAGCCACCGCGAACACGCTCGCGATTAGAGTCTTTGCGAACATCAATTTCTGTTCTAGCTATCTCACCAGGCGTAAACCTGTGATGCTCCATATACGTCCTGAGATTGGCTATTTCGTCTTCAAGATCGAAGTCTTGGCTCTCTACGCCGACCCTAGCCCTTTCCTTGACGTTCCTGCTTATAACATCAATGCCCTCAAGACCAAGCGCCCGGTCTTCCGCTTCTTGCTGCTTCAGATATCTAGCACTGGCCTTTAGGTATTCAGACTCACGCAGTCTGGTCAGGTTGCTCTGAACCTTCAAAGCGCGGTCAGGCGAAATACCCTCCAGTGATGACGCAAAGCCCAGAACAGCGTCATCTATGTTTGCCGCTATTTCTTCCGGCGCTAGGTTGTTCGCCTGCCCCTCAAGAGAAATTTCGCCAATTTTCTTACGCGCCTGAATCTCAACGCGGTCAGACATGACGATAGATGCCTTGTCCCAGCCGGATCGCTCCGCCCTTGTCATCTCAGATGTTTTCTTGCCGGAAAGCTGTTCGATCACAGACTCAGGAGCCGTGAGACCTGCTTCTTCCCATTCGAGTTTGCGCTGTTCGGACAGGCGCTCGAATGCGAAGTTAGACATTTTATCTAACGCTTGAGTAACACCAGCGAAAGGATCGCGAATGGGCGCTTGCGGCATACTATAATTTAAGCCACGGAAGGAAGCAGACGGAGAGGCTAGAGGTGCCGATCTCGCGCTTTTGTATCTAGGGAGACGTTCAGCCATTTAGAAATTCCCCTGCCACGTCCCGCCCATCTGAGAGACACCAGACGTATCTCCGGCAGGCGCACTGCCAGCCTGAGCGTAACTCATCCCAGCCGATGCCATCGTAGTCGCTGCCTTGAAGTAAGATTGCGTCTTCGCCACCTTACCCTGATAGCGCAGCAACGCTGATTGGGACGCTCCGCGATCAAGTGTAAGTTGTGCTTCTTCTTCAAACACACCGGCCTGAATCTCGCCGGACCTTTGCGTGATAATTGCGCTGTCCGCTGTGTTGCCAAATTCTTCCGAGCCTTTGGAGAGTGCATACATTTGCAAAGCGCCTGCACTGCCGCTGAACGGGTCTATGCTGCCCGCCGACGCCCTAGCGTTTACAGTCGCCATATTAGCCAAAACCCTCTCTAAGGTGTTCGCGCCTTCTTCACGATACTTCAGCACTTCAGATCGCGTCTGCATCCGCTGCATCGTCGCTTGACGCAAGGACGCCATCGCCTGCGCATCCGCCGCCTGCTGAGCAGCGGCAGCTTGCGCGTTCGCCATTTTCGCCTGTGCCTGACCGCCAGCGATAGTGCCGACGGCGGAGATTGCTGCAAGAGCAAGCGCTGCTGCTGCTATAGTCATTGTCCTGCACTCACTTTGTAATCAATACCCAATATGTTCATCTTCAACGGCACGTTCTGGCCTATCGTGATTTGGCCGTCGTAACTGTAGCCCAGAATGCCGTGCAGTGTCTTCAGGCCCGTAAACTCCGGCACGTCTTCGTCAAGGATATCACCACCCAAACGACGGAACGGAATCTCCTTGCCGTTGATCGTCATGGCCTGTGTCTCAAACACTTCGGCGTTCACCTCGAATATGCGCTTCTTGAAACTCTTTAACGAGCCAGAAGGCAGTTTCGGCTCGAACGGCAGCGTCTTGATTACAGGCGTGAAGTTAAGACCGACCTGATACGAAGCACTAGCTGCTTGAGCGAACGTAACAGTGAACGGACTAGCTGGCACAGTTTGGTCAGGCTCCACAACGCCATCTCGTATAATCTTGACACTAGCAGCCTCAAGGTGATCCATAGTAACCGAAGACGCCGCGCCGCCTGTTTTCGCACAGTCGAGCAAAACTTCATCATCGAATAACTCCACATAATAAACAGTCGCGGCATTCACAGTGCGCTTCACCGCAACGTAAATATCATCGACATCGACGCCGACATTTATGAACTCGCCATCCGTTGTCCACGAAGACGGGGCGACCACATTTTGAGAGCGCAGGACGGTGTAGCAGGTCAACGACCCGTCATCACCGTTCACTATCAGAAGCCTGTCGCCTTCATCCGTAGATGTAGCAACGCGCACCGCCATCTCCTCTGGCGACTTGAGAAGATGCGACGACAGCAAAGATATCTTTGCAGACGTGTAGGCTTGCACCGTATCGCTAAAGATGAACTCCTGAAGTGCTTTGCCCTGACGCTGTACGAACAATGACGCACCGTCGATGTTCTGTACGCGCAAACCGGGTTTCATGCCAAATGCGGTCTGCTGCTTCACGATCAGGTTGGACGGTGTGATTGGCTCATCCAATGACTGCGGCACATAGAACTCGCCGCCGCTTGTGAACACCTGAAGGTGACGGCCCGAATATATGTCAACAATCGCATTGAACGTGCCGGTATCAAGCGTGGCTTCTACTGAACTGTCGTCCAGCGACTCACCCGGATCAAAGTTGAAGAAATCGCCGACACGCGAACCCCAGATTGTAGATGGCAGGCTTTTCGCACCACCGAAGAAAAGGCGTCCTTCGTGGAACGTAACGCTACGCGGCCAACCGCGTGTCGCACTCCACGCATTTTCGTAGCCATGTTCTGATTCCCAGTCGCCGCTAACGATATCGTCAGTGTCGAAAAACGGAACCTCAACATACGCCTTGACGACAGTATTGCTGACGAACTCTGTGATACGCGCACGACCAAAACCGTTCAGCGCGTTGATATACTCCCCAACCGCAGCTTCCTTGAACGCCTTGATGTCATATTGAGACGTGGCGTCTGGCGCTGTATCCCAATCAGGATATACCGTCG